TCATTTTCAGTATCCTCGACGAATTTACCTAACCCAACTTTTGTTTTCTTTTCGACTTTAACCAGTTTGTTTTCAAAATTTCTAATAAGTTCTGCAGAGTACTCGTTATGGAGTTTAGTACCAGTCATACGTATCTCCTCGTTCAGATCATCCAGCATATGATTATGTTCGAAATTTTTATGTTTTATATATGCTTGCTTTTTCTCTTTAGTGATCCTACGAATAAAAGCATTCCAAGCTATCTGTGTGAAGTAAGCAAAAGGATTGGTAGACTTAGAAGGATCAAAACTGGCTACAGCAGACACACAGTTCTCTATGCCATCTGCTATCATATCATCTCTGTAAGAGTAGTTTATGAAGTTCGGTTTTGTAGAAAGTTTATTGCATATCATAATAAAGCATTCACCGATATACTTCGGAATTTGTGGTTTTGGTTTTCCAGCTGCATCTGCATCTTTAAGAGCTTGACGAAACTTTACCATCTCTTCATAAAGAGTCTTATTGTTTACGTAATGAACACGCTTCTTTTTTGGACCAACCATGATTATACCTTTAATTCCACTTTGTATATCTTGTAAGAAAACTTCTCTTCGTTGTACAGTTTCATTCTCTCTATCAGATGTAAGAAAGTATGATTCTTATGTGTTTTATAACATAGATTGTCTGCTATATCATAGAGAACAGAACTACTTTTGGTCTCAGAAACTCTAAGTCCTCTTCCTATAGACTGCAAGTTTCTTATCTTTGATTTTGAAGGACTAGCAAATATGATGTTATGCAGATTACGAATGTTAACACCTGTGGAGAAAGTTCCATAGCTAGCAATGATAATTGCATCCGATTCTTTTTCAACGATTCCACGAATTTTTTCACGTTCATCTCCGTCTATACCACCGTGCACAAAGAATATCTTACGATTTCCGGCACCGGATTTAATCAAATCATTAAGTATCTTACCATGTTTTTCTACAAATTGAAACAGCAAAAGTGTGTTTCCCTTTAAAGAAATAGCTAAGTTCTTGATAAAATTGTTTCTGTGTGGGTTGGTTACTATCCAGTTTATTTCGTCTTTATAATCAAAAGTCTTTATGAGCTTACATGTATCTTCTGGATACTGAAGCACTATAGATTTTATTTTAAAGTCAGCTAAGTGTTTTTGTTCGATAAGCTCTGAAGTCGTAACAACTTTTTTAGCAGCACCGAATAGACCTTCAAGAACGAGCTTATTAGTTTCACTGTTATCTAGAGTTCCGGTGAAACCAAAACGAAACTTACATCGATCAAGTTTAGACATGATAGAAGTCAACGACTTTGCTTTGAAAAGATGTGCTTCGTCTCCTATCACTATATCAAAATGTTCGAAATAGTTTTTAGGCATCTTGTATATCGATTGCCAGGTTGAGATAGTGATAGGTTTATCCGTTTGTTTGCTCTGTCCCTCAAAGATTCTATGTACGAACTGATCAGATACAAAACCATAATCGGCAAAATCAGAATAAAGTTGAGAAACCAAAGAAGTAGTTGGCACAATAATAAGAGTTCTAGCATTATAATACCTCGTTAGAAGATAGATGATAAGTGATTTACCTGAACCAGTCGGCGATAAGATTATAGCTCTGTTGTTTCGTATACAATGAACAAAAGCTTTGATCTGATGATCTCTTGGTTCTAGAGTAAGAGTATCAAGAGTCTTTATAAACTCTTCTGCTTCTACTAATGAAAACTCTTTGTTGCCGAACTCACTCAAGTATTCTATGTCGTATTGTCTCTCTCGAGCGAATCTTTCTACATAGGGTAACAAACCAAGATAGATAGTCTGAGACATCTGATTATACAAACGAATCTTGCCGTCCCACATTTTGTTTCTGTAGGCCGGCATAAACTTTGCTCCGGGAACGTCAAAAGTAAAGTAGTCGCTTATCTCTCCGGCTATACCCGGTTCGCAGTATACTTTAATGTAGACTTCGTTTAGTTTCTCTACCCTTAGAAGATCCATCATCCTCCCATCGTAAATTTAGACCAATCGATAGCTGCTCTTATCTGAAACCCTCGATTAGTAAGCGACTTAATAATAGACTCAAGAAGTTCGATCTTCTCTTGTTGCATACCTATTTTAAGAGAAAGTCTGATGATATCTTCATCGGCTTCCATATACATAGGAATATCAGATTTAAGAATAAGACCTTTAGCCGGTAAATTCCAGTTCAAAGATCTTGTCTCTTCTGTATGACCCTGAGTGTAGAACTCATACTTCTGTAGTTTTAGTTTCTTCATGTCTGCTTCTTGCTTACGAAGCAAAAGCTTTTCACTGCTGTATACCTGAAAGTATTTATGATGAAGTTTAGGGATCTTAAGACTCTCTTCACCCAGCTCAGTTCTGTCTATCTGGCTGTCTTGTTTCCAAGCATCATATATCTCTTCAAGTTTCATAACAAATCTCCTTTACCCGTTATACTATCACAGTGACGGGTAAATGTCAACTATACTTTGTTTATTGTATAGTACGTATACTTAAAAGTAACTGAAGCGGATACGTAGTTGATATCAGTATCTGATGTCTCGAACACAAGATCACCTAGATCGATAGGAAACGCGTTAACGTATATGACTTCATAGTTAGGATTCTTAAGACCGTCTGATACGATCAAAGATATATCTGACGTTGCATTTTCGCCGCCGCCCTGTGTATTATTTCTAAGCTTAGCGTATCCACTCTGATCGACTGTAGAACCGATGTCGGTTATCCAGTTATAGATCTCCATATAGTTCTGCAAGTCTTCGTCCACTTTGAATGTTAGAGATAGATCATCAAACTCAGTTCTACCATTGGGTTGTGGGATCTGAAGCAAAGGTGATGGAACACTCAGATAGTCTAATCTGATTCTAGGAATGTTGACTCTTTGCACAAAGAAGTTTAGATTAGGAGATCTCTTTAAAACAAAAGTAAAGTTTAATGGACTAAGAAAGTTCTTAGTTTGCGGCATTGCATCGATTGCTGACATAATAATCTCCCTAAAGATCTATTTATTTGTTGCCGCAATAGATCTATTATACCGGTCTTCTCAAAAAATGTCAATAAAAAAAGAGGGAGCCGAAGCCCCCTCTTAAAGACAATCTCATATACGGGAGGGTTCGAACCCTCTTCTTCTTACATGAGGTTGTTGATGATGATACGACGATAGTACTTGTTAGTTGAAAGAAGAAGCTCGCCTGAACCCTTGTAAAGACCCTCAGCGAATGGGTTTGCTACCATTCCGTAACGAGTCTTGAAGCCGATCTTTGGCTGGAAGCTTGACTGATCAACTGCACGAACCATCTGTAGTGGAACGTATGGGCAATAGAAGAGACCAGCATCGAATGCTGAAGAACCCTTATAGCCAACAGTTAGATAGTTACCACCGATTGCGTATGGATCGATGTAAACCTTTAGACGACCGTTAAGAACACCAGCGAAAGTGTTACCAGTATCGTCTACGTTTAGATTGTTGCTGTTGAGAGCTGGTGTGTAGTCAAGAACACCTGCCATCTGAAGAGCAGAAGCTACGTCAGAAGAGCAGATAACTACGTTACCCTTACCGCGACGAGTCTGACGGGCGATCGCGTTAGCTTCTCTTTCAAGCTGGAACATAAGACCCTTGAACTTTTCAACTGACCAACGACCGTTGGAATCAGTATCAAGATCAAAGATACCGGCAGTTGTTGTGTTGTCCTGTGCACCAGCAACAGCTGTGATGTTTACAGTACGAACAACTTCACGGTTGATTTCAGCAAGGATTTCAGCAGACAGAATGTTTGCTAGTTCTGTCTCAGCATCAAGACCATGAATAGCCTTAAGATCCTGAGCAAGTTCCATAGTGTATTCTGCCTTTAGGGCACGTGACTTAGCGGTAACAGTGACCTTTTCGATTTCGAAAGCCATCTGAGCGAAGTCAGAGTTGTTGTAAGTACCAAGAGCTTCAGCCTGAGCTGTTGACATACCAGTACCAGTGTTATAGTTACCAACAGCAGTAAGAGCTGAAGTGTTGCTATTACCTGGAATTGTACCAGTGAATGCGCCCTGTGTAGTGTTACCCTGACCAAGACCTACTGCTGAAGTAGTAACGTTAGCAGAAACAGTCGAGAAGGCAGTGTTGACTTCATTGTAGAATGTTTCGTTGTCTTGGTTACCGTTAGCATAACCGCCGGAGCTGTTAGCCATAGTGCTGTACTTGGAACGCATTGCGAAGATCAAGCCAGTTGGGCCTGTCATTGGCTGTACGCCGCAGATATCGTATGCGATCAAGTTTGGCATTGCACGACGAACTAGTGAAATCAATACTGGATCGAAAGTATCGATACCACCTGTACCAGCAGAGGATGAAGAACCACCCATGAAGTTTGCTGGAATTACAGAAGCAGCAGATGGCGATTCTGTAAGTGTCTGATACTGACCGTGAGCGCCTGCTTCCATAAGAGCACGCTCTGTGTTTTCAAGAACAATAGCCGTTACTGAACGACGGTTTTGATCCTTGATTACACCAAGGGCTTCGTGGTCTAGGACCGGAGCCCACTTTCTTTGAATTTCCTCAGATAGGTACATGTTTGTCTCCCTTTCCTCTTCTGGGTTATATTATTTATAAAGATTACTTCTTCAAAGATCTAGAAATTGCTTGAACGTAACGATTTACTGAAGGATCGATAGAAACATTCTTTTCATTCTCATCTACTTCAAAAGTTTCTTCTGTAATGTTAGTAGATGTTGGAGCTTTCTTTTCAGTAGTGAAATAATTTTCTTTAATGATAGAGAGCTTTCTTGAATACACTTCTAAGTCACCATCGAAGTCAACACCCTCAGCGAGAGCTTTGAACTTTTCTTGTTGAGAAAGAGCAAGGTCATCGAGATATGATTCAAAAACTTTGTCTTTTTCAGTTTCTTCTAATGCTAGCTTCATTTGAGCATTCTCAGTAATCTTTTCATCAAGCATTACTTCAAGTTCTTCAACCTTAGAAGCAAGAGATTCAACTACACTAATCTTATCTTCTGGAATATCAATATAGTGTTCAGTAAATAAATTCTTTAGACCATTAATAAAGTCTGTTGTAATTTCATTGCGAAGAGCTGATTCGATAGCTACTTCGTTTTCTTCCATCCACTGCTCTACAACGAAGTCTAGATATGAATCTACTTTAGATGTAAGTTCTTCGTTGATTTCAGCGATAGATTCTTCAAGTTTTGATTCGAACTCTTCTTCTAGACGAGCGGTTTCTGTGATAATACGAGCGTTAACCGCTGCTTCAAAAAGAGTTGAAGCTTTTTCTTTAAACTCTTCTGAAAGATCTGAACCAGAAAACATTTCTTCAACGTCTTCTTTTACAGAAAGCTTTGGCATCGGATACTTAGTCTTTGGACCAGAACCGTTCTTTGTATCTATTGAAGATTGATTTGAAGCAGAGTTATCACCAACACCGTGATCTTTACCAGGACCAAATACAGCCTGCTGCTGATCAAACCACTTTATAAAGTCTCTCTTAGGCATCGCATCGATACCCTTAAGAACTGATACCATCATCTCAATACGAGACTTAGGATCAGATCCAGCTGACTTTGAGTTTGGCTTTAAAGAGTCCATAGCCAAAGAAGCTTCGTCAAGATTTGCATCTTCTACTACAGCTTCAATTTTTTCTTGCTTATTGGTCATTTCTTGTCTCCTGTATAGGCTTTACATTTATTTATAAAAATTATCGTTTAAGCATTAGAGAGCTGAGATAGTTCTCAAAGATGGAAAAC